GTTTTTTCCGCTTCCGCCTTAAAATCCCTGAGCGAAGTCTCCGTTGCAATGATTTCCCTTTTTAAGGCATTATACTGGTCTTCGGATATATCTCCCCGTTCAAACTGCTCCTGTACTTGTTTTTCCGCATCCTTTAAGGATTTGAGTTTTAATTCCGTAGATTCAATCTCCTTGCCAAGAAGCTGCTGTTTCTGGCGCAAAAGTTCTGTATTTTTGGGATCCAGCTTCAACAAGCGTTCAACATCTTTTAAATGGTCTTTTGTTCTATAGATTTCATCATTTATACCCTGTAATGATTTTGATAATCCTGTCGTATCCCCGCCTATCTTAACAGTTATTCCTGAAATCCTGCTTTTTGTAGCCAATCTTTTTACCCCCTTCCAAAGAAAGCGTATATATCATCTTGAGTTGCCTTGTATGGATATGTTTCCGCATCATTTCCTTTTTCCACCAGCATGTCATAGACCATTCCCATTGACATGTTAGAAAGGGCTTCATCACTTAAGCCCAGCTGTGCGCAGCGCAGCATAAATACCGCCCCGTTGCTTTCCCTTACTGTCTGCCGGATTTTTTTTTAGGCTTAGAAGTCTGGTGCTGGGAAATATTCCAGAGTTTTAATATTTCGGGCATCACTTCATATATTGAAAACATCTGAAAACCTTCCAGCCATTCTTCCGGTGTGTCCGGGATTGATGGATCTGCATGCTTCGCCATTGTATATGCCACATTTTCAAATATAGTCAGATCAATGGAACTTAACTGTGCATCCCTGATCTGTTCCTCTGAAGCATCCTCCGGAAGGTTCAATGCTTTATCGTATGCTTTTTTTAACTGGTTCATATCGCTTATGATATCCCGTCCAAACTGAAATCGGTATAGGCGGGGAATGAGAGCCGAAGCCCTCATTACCACCTTCTTGCCATCTATATATAACGTCTTTTTCATAGCCCGTCCTCTCCTCCTTGCTCAGTCCCCACCGGTTTTTCATATACTTTATGAAACCATTCTTCTTTTACATTATCAGGGGTATTGACCGTTGTTCTTGCCATCACATTTCCATTTTCCAGAGACACTGCCGTAATGGAACTGCTTTTTGTTTCCGGCTCCTTTGTTTCTTTATTGGTGGTTCCTCCGACTCCCGGTCTGGTCCCACTGCAATTGTACAGACAATAGTACTGGGCGTCCTGATCCCCATCAATCTGATACAAAAGAGCAAAAGACTTTGGCTCTGCTTTCACATTTTCGATCAGGACATGATCGCCTGTTACCTCTTCAAATCCCCAGATTTCCTTTAACATCCGTTCGGGAAATCTTGCGATCTCCAGATCCCCGGAATATCCGTTATTTGCCACACTCTGATAATATACAATGCCGTCTGCATAAAATGGGGTTACATCTCCCTGGGGATCAAGGCTCAATGTTACTGCTCCCGGAATATGGACAGGTGTCGCCCAGACAGGCGCATCCCCTCCGCTTGTCAATACCGCATAATGTACATTTTTGAGATTAAACTGCACTTTGTTTTCTTCTTTACTCATTTTCCTTACACCTCGATTTCATAAATAATCTGATAGCAGTTTTCACTATCAAGATAGGTTTCTGTTTTCTGCCATGGATAAACAGATATTGCATCTTCCACTTTTTCTTCCAGATCAAGATCTTTTTCCCGCACATACATTTCCAGATGTATCTTGTCAATTTTCATATAAACAATGCCATCTGCCATAAAATTATTGCTGTCCGTAAACAGATAACAAAGAAAAGGCGGTTCTTTCTTTTCTTTAAAAAATCTGTATGCATATGGGAGTCCCACCTTTTTGATCCGTTCCAAAAAATCATTTAACTCTGATCTGTTCATCTTCTTTTCACTGCCACCTTTATTTTTTCCAATAATTTTTCCTCTGCATGCTCTTTTGCAGGATAGATATGTGCTTTTCCTTCTACTCTTCCGCCATCCAGCTTTACATGCCCAAATTCTGCCAGATGCGTAAGCTGTGGTTTCTTGGCATTATAGACAGTGACCCGGATATCTTCATCGCTTTCATATTCAACTTTTGATTTCCATCCTTTCTTATAATCTCCGGTATCTATCGGCGACTCTCTTTTGATTTCTTTTACGCATTCCTTCGTCACCTGCTTTACATCCTCTTTTATCTGGTCTGTCACTTCCTGACTGTATGCAGATAATTCACTTATGATTGCGATTGCCAGTTCATCCGGTCTTATACTTTTACTCATATCTTCCTCCCAATTCTCCGGCTTCATCCTTCAGGTAGAGTTCTATCTCATCTGAATCTTCTTTATAAAAAGTCCGGTATATAGCTTTCCTTTCTCCGTGAAATATGGCAAGTTTTTCTCCTGAATAGTTGATATATGCCGTCTTTACCATCAGTGATGCATTGATATTATTCTGTCCTGCTGCCCTCCATTCAGCTCTTGTCACACTTCCCACTTCACAGAAAACCTCTCTTTTCTCTTCTGTGGCGATCTGCTGCCCGATGGAATCCTGGGTATAACTTTCTTTTATCAATGTGATCATATCATCCATCTGTCATTCCTTCGCTTTCTGGCTGAACAGCCGGTTATTTAACATCCACCGTAACTGTCTTGGCATTTCTTTACCCTCTTTTCTTTTCCGGTAAAGATAAGCCGCATACATCTCTATGAGCATGCCGTCTTCCGTATTATCAGCAATCTTTATGCCTTCCTTGGAGATGGCAGCCTCTGCACTTTCAATTATTTTTTCAAGATATTTATTATAAGCATCCACACTGAATCCCAGATCTACCTTTAAAATTTCCATAATCTCTGTCTTAGTCAAGGCTGCCCACTCCTTCCTACTGCCTGATCGGAACAGTTTTACTGCTGTCCGTCATCACTTGTCGGTTCACTTATCGGTGTATTAGCTTTGTCTGCCGGAAATGACACGGACGTTGCTACAGCATTTGTGGTTATCGTACATGCAGCAAAAGCTTCTGCAATGACGGGTTTTCCATCATATCTTGCAGTCCCTTTAAATACAGTCTGATCCTCAATAAACTTGACATGTTCCGACTGCCCTAATGCAGTACCTGCTCTTTCCACCAACAAATACATATCCATATATCCGAATACAATATTGTTATCAGGAATGAAACTAAGTTCCACAATATCTCCGCCTATTACCGGCATCTGATTGTTAATGCCGGCTACCACAGCAGCATTCAGATTTTTGTCCATGGATTCCACAAGCAGTTTTGTATGCGTTTTTCTGTTCATCATCCATACAAGTCCCGTTTCCGAATAATCATTTTCAATGCATCCGGAATATCCTACCAACTCTTTAAAGAGAGCGATTCCTGTTTTTCCTGTACCTTTCAGCATATTGGTAGTACTTAAATTCTTCCATTCTCTTGCTGTTGTGGGATAATCGGAAGGTTTTGCAGTCTGGGCAAGCCTTGTTACAATACCTAAGGGCATTTTTATCCCTGTGCCATATATAACAGCTTTATCAACCGCTTTTCCAATGGATTTCCCGAGTGCATTTAAGATCTCTGTCGTAAGATTTACATCATTATCTTCAATAATCGCATTGCATACACTAAAGAATCCACCGACCTTATATCCGTCAACTTCGATATCGTTAAATCCCAGATCCATTTCATTTAACACGGCACACATTTCTGTCCATATTGCTTCCGGCACTGTGCCCATGATACGCTGTCTTGCTTTACCGGCTACGGGTCTAAGATTTACCCTGCTTAATAATTTGGATGTCTCGGAAACCTTTTCTTTCAACAGCTCAAGCATCACTTCCGGAATCACCAGTCCTACATTATTCAGTGCCCTTTTTTCCTTAATACAGGTTCTTACCTCATGTAAGAAATTCTGTACATCATCACGTACAAAAAAAGCATCCCTTTCCTGGATGCTCATGCCATAAAATTTTGTTCTGTTAGTTGTTCTCATTTCTTTCCTTCCCATCCTTTCTCCGGATCTTTCCTGTGATTCAACTGCTTTCTTCTGTTCTTCCTCTTCCCTTTTCAGTTCCTCTTCCAGCTCTCCGACTTCCTTTTCCAAATTGACCTTTTCTTCCGTGTGAGTCTTTTTTTCCTCTTCAAACTCACCAATGAGCTTTTCAACTTCATCTCTTTCTTCATCCGTCTGAGCTTCATCAATGGCAGTTTCCAGTTCTTTTTCCCTTTTCTGAAAATCCGCATCTTTGCCACGAAGTTCTTCCAACAATTTCTTTTTGTCATCAACTTTTTTTCTTAACATCAAAGTTTTTAATGCCATCTTCATTCTCCTTTCAGTCTCTTAAACGTTCTTTCCTTCCATGCATCAGCTTTTCTTTTCAGTATTTCTTCAAAATCCCGCTTCCTTGCTGACACGGAAGTCTCTTCATATGCCGGGAAAGTAACTACACTTACCTCATACAGCTTTACCTTTTTGATCAACCAGTGCACGCTTCCATCTTCCCGGACTTCGGTGTCCTCTTCGATGATGTCAAAACCGAATGAGCAC